ACCTGGTGATTGTTGTGCCTGTTTCTCACCACCACCACTCATATCAATTGGAAGATAGTTTACTTGAGGTTTTTGTTGTGCTGGTTGAGAGACAGTTGATACTCTTTGTGCTACTTGTGCTTGTGCTGTTGGTGCTGCTTGTGCTTGTGCTTGTGCTGTTGGTGCTGCTTGTGCTGTTGGTTGTGTTCCTAAAGTTCCTACTGGACCAGTAAAGTTGTAAAAATTATTTCCCCCAGGTCTAAATTGTATGTCCGAAGCATTTGCTTTCGGTCCTCCATAAAAATTTTGAGCATTTTTTACGTTCTTACGTGAAGCAGCCAAGTACTTAGGATCATTTAAAACTGTAGCAGCAACGCTAGCACTACCTCCACCAAAAATTTGTTGAAGTCTATTCAATCCATCAGGTTTAGAAGCCTCACTTTGTAAATATTTGAATTTTTCTTGTGGTGTTTTTCCTGGAAGTTTTGCAGCAATTGGCCCGTATTTTGCTTTAGCATCTTTATCTTCACTATCACCATATATTGCAGCAGAAATAGGCGAAAACTGGTCAAATCCAGATAAAACTCCCGGTAATCCTTTACCATATTTACCAGAAGCAGCACGATTTAACATAACTTGCATAGCATCAGCAGCATTTTCTGGAGATCCAGCCTCCATACTTGCAACAAATGCTCCGAGTTTTTCATCTCCTGGAGCAGAACTTACAACACTACCAGCACCAGGAGTACCATCAGGAGTTGCCTCTGGTTTTTTTATATTTCCAGCACTTCCGCCACCACCCCCAGAAGACCCAGATGTTTTCTTACCAGAACTACCTTTAACTAAACTATCAATTGCTTTTGAAAATCTATCAATAACAGCAGTCAACCCATCAAGTAAATTTCCAGGTATTTCTGGAGCAGGACTTCCAGGTTGAATTGCATCACTTCCCGAAAGAGCGTTTGTTGCAGCAACACCAGCAGCACCCAATCCAAGAGCACCAGCGCCAAGAGCAAGCATTTTGCCTCTTCCCATTCTTCTGTTAAGTCCTCTTGGCGCTGTTTTTTTCAATCCACCACCAGGAACATCAACATCAAGATTGATACCCCCGCCACCAGATGGACTTGCTTTTGGAAGATTGGATAATTGTTTTACAATTTTAATAATTACTTGACGAATAAGTTTTGCAACTTCAAAACTGTCGGTAAATGATTTTTGAAGTGCTTTTAAATTATCTCTTAAACCTTCTACAAATTTTCTTTTTCCAAAAAATTGTATAAAACCAATTACGTCTTTATAAAGACCTAAAATCTTTTGAAGTATGCCTGTTGGTTTTGCTTCATCTACTTTTTTAATTCGGTCTTGATAATCTTTTGAAAAATTACTAATAGATTTACTAATAACATTTGTAACTGAATTATTGATTGTCTGTGCTTGATTATTGAAATTACTAACTACTCCAGTAGATATTAACTTTATAATACTACTAACGTCTACTGGTGATGGTTGAACTCCTGTTCTTTGAAAATTAACAATCTTATTTGCTGCTGATCCAAGTACACCTGCACCTACAGAAGAACCACCAGAAATAAAATTCTGAGCTCTTAAAAGATTAGGCTTCTTTTTTCCTGTAATAACTTCGGGATTAATAACAGAACTAAGAGCCATTTGATTGTTGTTGTTTGAGATTTTCTTCTTCTATATGTTGTTGTAATAATGTAACATAAATGTCTCTCTCCCAAGGAATTAGATTTTCTATTTCCGTCAAAGAATATTTATGATACTGCATCAAAGCAAAGTTAAGCCTAAAATATGACTCCAATTCCATATGAGCCATAATCAGCCGAAAAAACTGGTTAATCCCTCCAACGTAACTTCGCTTTCTACTTTTGTATTTGGATTAGTCACTTTGATAGTATGTGCAAGTTTTGGCATTGTTTCAAAGAATGTTTCAATTTCTTTGAATTGCTGTGCCGTTAAAGTTTCAATCCAATCCTTTAATTCTTTTGATGTGCAATCTGCTGCTGCCCAACTATCTTCTTGCGAAAACACTACATCAATACAAGATGAAATAATATCAAAAGATTTATCAATATTTGAAATTGTTTTTTCTTCACTAAAATCAAAGTTGGACTTAATAAACTGTTCTAATGAAGGATATTTCATTCTTAAGGTCAATTTATCATCAAGACGAATATCGGTTGTGTGTTTTTCATTTCTTTGAACTTGTATTTCATCAATATAAATTTTTACAGGAACTTCGGTTACTCCATCATCACTACAAGTAATAATCAAATCAACACTTTCTCCAACAGATTTACCACGAATATTCAAGAAAATATATTCAATATCAAAAGTAGGTAGTTCTTCTACTTTAATTGATTTAGTTAAAATACAATCCTTTAATACTTGCTTAATTGCATTTGTAATCTGTTTTGTATCTTGACTTTCAAGTGCTAAAAGTAATATTTTTTCTTCTTTTACAAGAAATGGACGATATTTAACTGATTTTCCTGTTGATGGTAAAATCAATTCATATTGTGGTGTTGAAATCTTAGGTAGGGTCATTTTATATATTTTCAGTAATGTTATTTATTATTTCCTAGAACCATTATTTTTTTCAATTAGATATCTTGCATAACTAAAAGAAACTGTCGTTTTTGTAATCGTACTTCCTTCATAAGATAATGGAAGTGCTGTAATATTTGTAGGAAATGAATCAATCATTCTATAAGTTATTGTGGGTTGTGTAATTGTTGGACCACCTGGTTCATTTGGATTTTCCAAAAAGTCCCTTTCAAATTTAGTTACAGAAATAATTCTTTTATAAGTATTTGGATATTTAAATCTAAAAAAATCTTGACTATTTTTTGCATTTCCTTGTCCTGTTGCGTCTGGAGGAACAATACCAGATGAACTATAAATTGGATTAATATAATTCATCCATTCTTCAAATAAACGAATTATTTTATAATCATAATCAACATAAAAAGTCATTGTAAAATCTGGATATATTCTTCTTGTTGGAAATCTTTCTATAATTCCTTGACGGCTTCCACTTTCTTCAGCCATATCAAATGTTGCACCAGGAAGTGCAGTTTCGCTACAAAAAAAATCAAATGTATTTGCGGTTCTTACATTATTAGTCAATCCACAAGTCGATAACCAACCCATCAACTCCCTATCATAATTAGTAAGATGAAGAGATACTTTAAATTGACTTGTAACTGAAAGTTTTCCAAATATATCCCTTGCACCTGGAAGTGACCCATCCGGTGATGGGGTAGTCATTCTAATGTATAATGGACCTATATCTGGTTTTCCTTTTTTTGGAGCAGTAGCCATCTAAATATGTTGATGGAAATTGTTATATTATATGTATGTCTGCAAATAAAAATTACAAACAGGGAAAGTTCAAACCAAAGCATCCAGAAAAATACAATGGAGACCCAACAAATATTGTCTATAGGTCTTCTTATGAACTCAAAATGTTTCATTATTGCGATTTGACTGAAAATATAATTTCATATCAAAGTGAAGAATTTTGGGTTCCTTATGTATCACCAGTAGACAAAAAAGTACATAGATATTTTCCAGATATGAAACTGAAATATAAAGATAAAGACGGAAATATAAGAATATTGGTTGTAGAAATTAAACCAGCTAAAGATTTAAAAGAACCACCCACAAATCCACCAAACCGAACAAAATCTTGGGCATATGCAGTCAAAACTTGGGTAGTAAATCAAGCAAAATGGGAAGCTTGTCGTGAATATTGTAAAGACAGAAACTGGGAATTTCGTATTTTTACCGAACGTGATTTGGGAATTCAAATATGATTGCCGATAAAATACTTAAAGAAGCAGGTAAAAAGTTTCGTTCTACTAGTTGGTATACGAATGCCTTGATGAATGAACTATCAAATCAAGAAAAAGATATAAGTCAAATTGATACTGATTTTATTATTCCTGGTGATTTGGTGTTTTTTATGTATTCTGCAAAATATTCACAAAAATATCTATTCTGGGATAGACAACCATTAACTTATATTATAAATGTAAATCCAAGGCAAGGATTGTTTTTTGGTTCCAATCTTCATTATCTAAATCCACAGTATCGTGGAGGTGTTGCTGCTTCATACATAAATAAAGCAGGAAACGTGAATGCACCAAGAAAAACATTACATAATTATCTTTTTTCTGGTGTGAGTAGTAATTTTTTCAAGGTCCCTGAAAGTGAGTGGAGAGAAGTATCTTTACTTCCAACCGAAAAATTTGTCGATAAAAGAGGACAACCAGTATTCAAATCCAAAGTTTGGGATTATCCAGATAACCAATCGGCACCATAAATGGCTGAAAAAGCAGTAAGTAACGATTTCTATAAACTATCTCGACAACCACTACAAGTAGGGGAAAAAAAAATTCAGCTTACTTATGATCCAACTAATGGAAATACAAAGCTTTATGAGATAGTTACTGTTGGTGGTGTTCAAACAGCAAAGGTAGAAATATATAAAAATGGCGTATGGAGTTTTGAAGGAATTGGTATAATATCAGACCCAAAAGAAAGAATCACAATACATGATAATGTAATCAATTCAATTACAAATGCAAAAAATATAAGTGGAAATGGTGTTCTTCCTGGATTTATAAAAAATAAAGCAGGTTCACAAGATACTGGGATAGGAGGAGCAATATCACCAACTGGACCACAAGGACTTATACAACAAGTTGGTGCTATTGTTGGAGCTATTACAGAGCCAATCGGTGCATTAACACCCTTTGATGTTTCTGGACCTGCTTTCGATGATGTAAATGAAAAAAGATTATTTGGTAATGAAAAACTTCTCATATATCCAATTGATATGATTACATCACAACAAGATAGATTGGAAATTACACAATTTAGATATAAACCAACAGGAGCAGAAAGTATATTCAAAAACCCAGCAAAAGTAATTCAAGAAAATTTACAAAGAAATAGTGCATTGTCTGATTTTATTGGAACAACTGTTTTACCAATTCCAAATGGTGTGTCTGATGGTAATAATGTTTCTTGGGGCTCTGATCAAATGAATGCAATGACAGCAGGTGCAACTGGATTAGCATTATCTCAAATGGGCAAATATTTAGGAACTGGTACTGCTGGGGGTGCTTTTGGTCTGCTAACGCAAATACTTACAAAAGGACAAAGTCCTTTAGGTGCATTACAAGGAGCAAAAGGAGCAGCAGCAGGATTAATGTATATTGATGTGTTGGGTGCAGCAGCAGGTAGTGCTGCTGCAAAAGGCACAGCATCATCTGCTTTTGCTTCACAAGTTCTTAAAATGGCACAATTTGAAGTGTCACCGGAAAGTATTTTAGCAAGAGGTTTTGGTATTATACCAAACTCAAACTTGGAACTTTTATTTAATAGTCCAGAACTTCGTCAATTTTCATTTGCTTATCGTATGAGCCCGAGAAGTAAAGAAGAGGCAAGAAATGTAAAAAGAATTATTCGTTTTTTCAAGCAAGGTATGGCTCCAAGAAAACAAACCGGTCAAGCAGGTCAAGCATCATTTTTTCTTGGAACACCAAATGTATTTAAACTGAGATACAAAACAGGAAAAGATAATTCCATTTCGGGATTAAATAAATTCAAAGTTTGTGCTTTAACTGGATTTTCTGTAAATTATGCACCAGAAGGAACTTGGGCTGCTTATGATGAAGGGCAACCAGTCACTTTAACTATAGCGATGCAATTTTCAGAACTTGAACCAATTTATAATACCGATTATCAGACATCTATCTTTAGCACAAGAACTAGTGATTTGGATTCGGTACAAGACGACGATGTAGGTTATTAAAAATGGGATACTTCAAAGAACTACCAAATTTACAATATCTTTCTCGTTTGACGAATTCAGATTCAAATGAGAATTATATTACTGTTAAAAATATTTTCAAAAGAGCAGCAATTAGAAGTGATATCATAAATGTTGTCACTGCTTTTGTTTATTATCAAATTACAGATAACGAAAGACCAGAACAAGTCGCAAATAAAGTTTATGAAAATCCAGAATTAGATTGGATAGTTTTACACACAAATAATATCACAAACGTAAGAGAGCAATGGCCATTGAGTAATCAAGATTTATATAATTATATGTTAGACAAATATGGATCTGATGGAAATATAGCAAATATTCATCATTATGAAACTATTCAAATTTTAGATGATTTCAAAAGACTTATAGTTCCCGCAGGATTAAAAGTTGATTCAAATTTTCAAGTTACATATGCAAAAACTGATTATAGTTTAATAACTACAAATCCCACACAACCAATCACAAATTATGAATATGAAGTAAAAATAAATGAAGAAAAAAGACAAATTAGATTAATAAGACCTGAGTATATATCAGTAATGGTAAGCGATTTAAAAAATATTATGAAATATGATCGTTCTTCTAATTATCTTAGCCAATCATCAAAATCAACATATAATCCAAGATTAACTGGAGTATAAAAACCTTACAGACAAAAAAATCCCCCAAAATTTTTTTGGGGGGATAAGGTAATTAAAAGTTGATTTTGAAAATCAACTTTCAGCTAATTTTTGAAAGTATGATAAGGTATCATCTTCATCTTCATCGACAGGATTAGATTTTGAGGACGAAATAGTTTTTACTGTGGGTTCAAACTCTTCTTCTTCATCAATAGTTTCTGGGTCTTGACGTTTTGTTGCAGTCTTAGTTCCAAGAACAGAATCCAAACGCTTCTTTAAGTCCACATAAGATTTGAAGTTCTTTTCATCTGTAAATTCATTTAGATCATTAAGTGATTTATAGATGGTTTCTAGTTCATCATCATCATCTAAAAGTGGGCAGGGTTCAGCAAACTCCGACTTATCATAGTTCCAATAACCTTCCACTTTACGAAGTTTCAGTTTGAAATTTGCACCTTCCCAAAAATCAAATGCATTAATAGGTTTCTCATCGTCAAACTCTGGTTTCATTGCAGCCATAATTTTATCAAATACTTTCTTACCAAACTTATAAAGAAATACCTTACCTTCATTTTCAGGTGCAACAGGGTCTTTTACGACATATATGTTTGCGTAATAAGAAAGTTTACGTTTACGATCACGAACTATATTTTGATTATCTTTACTTCCAGTATTCCATAATTCACGATTTGCTTCACAAATCGGACATTGCCCTTTATTAGTAGTTAAACAATTATCAATCAACCAACCACCAGGTCCTTGAAATGCGTGAGACCAAACCTGTGCCCAAGGTAATTCACAACCAGAAGGAGTAGGAAGAAAACGAATTACAGCAGAACCAGTACCACCTTTATCCATCGCAGGTTTCCAAAAACGATTATCATCTTTAGAACCAGTTTCATTTAGTTTTTCAACTTGTTTGATAAGTTTCTCGGTTAGAGAACCCATCTTTGATTGCTTTTTAAGATCTTGAAAACTCATATATTCTCCGTATTAATTGTATTGGGATATATTGGACCTATTTATTATAGCAGATATACCTTCAATCATCAAGTGTTTTTTCAAGTCCTTTAATAGTTCCTTCGAGAATTTTGAAAAAAGCATCAAAACCTTGACTTTTATCAAATCCAAGAAGTTCAGCAGAATCAAGCATACGCTCTTTCATATCTACTGCTTCTGGGTCATCAGAAAGTGAAAGTCTAAAAATAAAAACTTTTTGTTTTTCTAAAAATTCTTTCATTAAATTCAAATGTCTCTTTCTTTGTTCTTTACCATAGAAAGGAACATACATCATTTCTTTAAAAAGTCTTTTCTGCATTTCTTCAAGTTCTTCCAAATTTGCTCTAACTACTTCTGATTGAAAAAACTCACTCATAATATAACCTCTTTAAGTATAGTTTTATACTTTGATACATCAATATTTAGAAAAGGTTTGTACTTAGAAATTCTCAAACTTACATAATTCCAAATTGGATCAGTAAGTTTTTTATCAAAATCTTTAACAAAATTTAATAATATATCTAATATTGTAATTGTTTCTATTGTAATACTTTTTTGTAAATATTTTTTCAGTATTTCTGGATGATTTCCAGTTTTACAATCAAATAAAGATTCAAAGTTTTTCTTATTCATAAAACTTTCAGTTTCAGATTTAAACAAATAAGACAAGCTTTGTGTCTTCTTTAACCATTCCTTATATACGTCTTCACCTTCACGGACAATATCTCCTATCCAAAGTCGTTCTGGATCATTACATTCTACAAAATTTGCTACAAAATATTCTTTAATTTGCTCATCGTTTTTTTGTCTTGATAGTCGTTCAAAAAAGAATCTATCGGTTCTTTTATAAAAACTTTCTTTTGATGCACGACTTCTTCCACAATACTTATGATAATCATAGGTTTTTTTTGTAAAATGTGACTTGATTGCCAAATAATTACAATAAACTTGAAAATCAGTCACAGAGGCAGTTTTGCTTTTGTAGTTTTCTTTAAAAAATTAAGTTCAATAGCATCGCACTTAATTTTTTCTTTAAGTGGTTTTGAAACAAGTTTTGATATTGTATCAAATTCAATATTTTGAACCTCGCAATATGTTACAATTGCATCAATATAATTGACCTGTGTGTTCTTTACAATATCTTCAATTTCTTGTGCGAACTTTTGCGGACACAAAAATTTAGCATTTAATTCTTGTTTGATTTCTTCATTCATAGGTCTGAAGTTTATCTCTAACAAATTCTCTAATATATTCTGTGAGTAACTTAATGTACTTTCCTTTATCGTATTCTTCATAAATTTCACATTCTCCATTTTCACAAGCCATTATGATTACAAACTTCTTTACCATTATACCAGTAAGTTCATATAACATGCAAGCATAAGCAGCACATTGCACGAAATAATGTTCAATCCACTCTTTTGGTTTAGGTTTCTTTGAAGTTTTGAAGTCAATAATTGCTAATTCTTCATTATATTCAGCAATACAATCAACAGTTCCAGCAATTCCGAGCACTTTACTATACAAAGATCGTTCAAGTGCATGAATATTATTTATCTTATTTAAATATGGTTTTGCAATTCCAAATAACATTTGTGAAATTGGAAGAACTTCAGAAGTAAATTGCTCATTCTTCAAATACATTTCAGACAAAGTGTGCATATCAGTTCCACGACTGGTTGCTTGCTTTGTGATTTTATTTGCTTTTTCTTCTCCTACTTTCTTTCTCCAATCAGAAAAGAACTGCCGATTTTTATGACTGGTTACAGAAGTAATAGAGACAAGTCGTAATAACTCATCTCCCTCTGGTACTTTATAATATCTTACACCATCAATTGTTTCCCTTTCAAGTTCAGGAAGATTTATATCAATATGAGTGAAGTTCACATTCCGGCTTCCATTTTTGCAATTAAGTATTCTTTACAGAGGCCAGATCTAACCACATCTTCAATATTAAATTCTATAATATCAAAGGACGGCATTTTTTTCAATATATTCATAAAATCAACAATACCATTTCGTTCATTTGCTTTTAACAAATCACTTTGAGTTGCATCCCCACAGAACATAATCTTTGTATTTTCTCCAACTCTTGTAATGATGGAGTCCATTTCGTGAAACGAAAGATTGGAAAACTCATCAACTATAATAATACAATTATCTAAAGTTGTACCACGAATAAAAGAAGTACTCCAAAAACTAATAGTTTCTTGTGATTTCAAATTACCATAAAGCATTTCAAAATCAGTATCAGATGGCATCTGAAACATATACTTTACCATATTCTTATAAGGAATTTGATAAAGTGATGCTTTATCATCGTGACTACCTGGAAGAAATCCAATTTCTCTGGTAGGTACAAGAGATCTCACTAGATATATTTTTTCATAAGGTGTAACTTCAGAAAGAACATCTTTCAGAGCATTATATAAAACACAAAATGTTTTTCCTGTTCCAGCACTACCATAAGTAACTAAATGCTTACCCTCTGCATAAGAATTATATAATCGTTTTTGATTTTCTGTGAGTGGTTCAATACTCAAAAGAAGATCTGTACCGATTGGTTTTCTTCTCTTAACTTGCTTCATTGCACTATCAATCCCGATGGATTGATAATCATTGCTCCTTCTTTTTCTAGCCATAAATTTTTATAGAGTTTTAATATTTGAAGCAGGCATTTTTTTAACACGATGTAATACATCGTTCCATCCAGGATGAGATTTCTTTAATTTATTTTGCCAATCTCCCACCTCTCCAATTCCAGCACAACCCTGACTCCAATCTTTATCCCATTTAGGGTTTTCTTCTTTCCATTTTCCATACTCAAGCATAGTCATAAAAAGTTCTTTTGTTTCACCAGTTTCTTTGTGTTTAACAGGATATGTGGGCATTTTATAAAATAATATACAAAGGTATTTAGAATAATAACGAAGGTGGTTCAAAACAAACCCAATCAAGTGCTGATGCAATAGTTGGAAATTCATCCACAAAAATACACTTACATCGTTCTGCGATTTCCTTATGCTCTGCCTGAGTTCCGTGAGCACTACGAAGGTCGATGT